TCTTTTGCATCATCATCATCAACATCACCATCAACATCAGAGTCAACTCTCTTTGTTGCCTTTGCTGACATTTTTTTCAGATCCTTATCGGGAACTTCATGTTTTGACTCACCAATTTCAACTTCTTCTTTACGTGAAGCAATTGCAGAACCAATTGCCTTACGACGCTTGCGAAGATACTTATCAGTCTTATCATAATCACCATCATTATCAATATCTTTATCTTCCTGACCTACTGGATCTAATTTTCCTTTCTTCTTTTTATCATCATCCTTTACTTTACCCTCTCCGGTCATCTCAACAGAAGAAATAGTTGGGTTAGAACGTAAACTAGCAATCTTTTCTCTGCTTGCACTTCTTACATAAGTCTTTCCAGTTTCCTTATCCCTTACACGAACTTTATACTTTTCTTCTTCTTCATCAACTCGTTCTAGTTCTTCACTAATCCCAAGTTTTTCTCTGACTGCTTTTATCTCTTCACCAGACATTCCACTCTTTCCACTGTATTTGGAGAATGCCTGCTTTACATCAACACCAGATTTCTTTGCTTTATATCTAATATCGTAGACTGCCTGACTAACTCTCTTAGCAGAGTCTTCCTCGGATGTCCCTCCCTTCTGTACCTTTTTACCTTCACCACCTGCTTTAAGTTTAGGTTCAAGAACCTCGGCAACATAAACAGAAGAGATATCATTTAAAATGTTGTTTGACATTTTTCAACTACTTTGTCTTATTTCTATACTTATTTATGAAATTCTTAATTTCCTTAACACCCATAAGATTCATTACATATTCTCTATGTTCATCAGTTCCAACTTCTCTCTTATCAGCAGTCACTCCCGATGGAGCACTATTGTTTACAACTGCTTCGGACACATCCTTAATCCAAGACTTGAACATGATGTCATCTTCAGTTACACAGATCAGATAATTTGCACCACGACGAATCACTCTACCGACGAGACCAGTGTTTAAATTTTCAACTAACTCACCAATACCAAACAAGTTTTTCTTAAAATAGTTTTCGCGAAGATTATTCAAATCCAACTTAGGAGCAATCTCCCATAAGTTCCATCCTTCTTCAACTTTCATTCTTTTACGAACTGTTGCCATAATCATCTTAGCAGTCTTATCATCTACATGCTTTGGAACACCTGTGCGAAATGTTTTGAAATCATTTTCTACTGCAGCCTTACGCATTTTAGATGCAGACATTCCTTCTATACCTTCTGCATCAGGGTCTCTATCTCCAGCAGAAACAGTCTCCATATCTGAAAAATCAAATATTTTTCCATTATAAGAATCTGTTTTTGAAAACTCTTTGACTCTATCTGCACCAACAACGATACGAACTTTAGTATATCCGTCTTGATATGCTTGCTTTAGAGCATCATAAACAGTTTTAACATTTGGATCATTAACAATATTATTAGAATAATCAGGAAACATTGTTTGCATTACTTCAATCTTTTCGTCAGGATCTAAAGGATTCTTTTTAGGATCTACTGAACGAGAAGGATAGATTCTTAAGTCCCCCTTTCCTGCTGCCTTCTTTGCCTGTTGGAAAAGTTTTTCATGTCCAGTTGTAGGGACATTAAATCTACCAAATGTTAAGGTGACTTCTCCGCGATCTTCTTTTTCTGAACCATCTGCATTGGTAGGAGCAGGCATTCTTCGTGGAGTGCCATTAGCAAATTCTCCAAACTCACCCCGAGGTTGAACCTGTTGCTGTGCTGGTTGTGATTTTGTTTGAGTAGCAACAGGTTGTTGATTATTAGCAGTCCTCTGTTGTGGAGGATCTTGCTTACCCAGTCTTTGATTTTGATTATAAAATTTCAGCCTTCCTTTCTCGGTCTTTGCAACAAACTCTCCATCCTTATCATACCATCCACCATGACCATCAGTCGTCAAACCAAGTCTCTTCGCTTGCATGACTGCTTGCGACTCTGTTGCTTCCGAGAAAAACTGACTGAATCCTTTCATTATTTGCACTTATAATATATTATTTATTTCTCTACGCCTTTGTACCCTGCAGGGGTTTTGTCCCAGTCCTTTGTTGCGGTGAAGTTTGCTCTGGAGAATTCAAGACGATCAACCAGTTTGAGTGCCTTACCAGACCTAATCGCAACGAACCCTTCTGGCGCAGTAACTTTATACCCAGTATCCGTGCGGAGGAATGTTCCAAGCGTTTTAACCTTCTCCAACTTCTTGATAACGATACTTTTAGCTGACTGTAAATTAAGATACGATGCAATCGTGAAGTAAATAGCGCGTTTATTTGACTCAATAAACTTGAGCCCGTCTTCTTGGATTTTGACATACTTGTTCTTTGCAGTGACTGTCTTTTTCAAATCAATCTCTTTCTGCAGAAGAGTCCTGTAGTAACCTGAAAATTCTTGTATGACACGGTTTACATTGGGGATACTCTTACCCTGCCGAATGTATGTGTTGAAAAATTGTTTAAAGAGTGTAGACAGAAGAAACTTTCCTTGCCCCGTTTCTCCTAAAATATTTAGGAATTTTGATGCTTGCTTCAACGACCCTTCTGCCTTATTTAAAGCAGCAGTATATTTTTGCAGTTCTGCTTGTGTGAAAACTGCCTCCCCACTTGCATCCGAGAAAGTAGCAGTTGCTACATAAACATCAGAACTTTTGTTAAGGTTTGTAATATTTACACCAAAACTTGCATTCATTTCTGCTGTTGTTGGTCCACTATACTCGGTGTGGAATACAATTCCGAGTTTTGCTCTTGCAATTTGCTCTCCCAGTTCAGACTTTTCTGGAACAGCATAGACAATTGTATTTGGTTGGAAAGAAATCATTCTCTCTCCACCAATAGATGCTACCTTTTTGTCGTTTGTAAATAGCAAATCACCCTGAAGAACACCTTTGATTCCCAGTTTAGGAAGATACTTAAGACAATCTTTTAGTTTGTCTGCAAGTTGACCAGAATAATTTTCGTCAACTTGCTCCACACTATACATCTTTTTAGGATTAGTCTTGGCAAAAACAGACTTAGTTCCTACAAAGAACTCACCATTCTCAGGATCTATACCACAAATTACAGCAGGAGCACCATCCCACTTAGTTGTTACTCGGATAGATGATGTTGGTTCGGTAAGCATCTCTCCGAGTTCTTTCAGAAAGATAATGGCATTCTTACCACCCTCTACTCCATTGTTCAGGATATCGTCTTCTAGGTGTTCTAGGTGAGTGTTTTTTGCCATGATCTTATTATAGGGCAGAGTGGGGCAGAGTCGGGGGCAGAGTGGACAGTTTATATAGTGTCAGTAAATCTTGAGAAAAGGACCGTTAGAATCTCCAAATTCTTTCTTTGCTCCATAGTAGAGAGCAGTACACCACTCAGACATTTTCCCCTTCTTATCAATTTGCATCCATATATTTGCCCACTCCAAAGCAATCAACTTAGAAGAAAACCTACCACCAGAACTTCTGTCTGCCTTATCGGTTTCATATTGAATTGCATAGTCTATGACTGCTTCAATACCTTCAGCAATCTTCTTATTATTTTCATATACAGCAATTTCACCAAGATCTACCATTGGATAACTCTTCAATTTATTATATAATCCAATCCAATATTTCTTATCAGAATCATTCCATTTTCCCACTGGAGGAATATTTGGATGCTTTGCTGCTGATGTTGGACGACTTAATCCAACACTAGAAAGAAATTTATCTAAAGCAACACTAGAGACTTTTCCAAGTTTTGCTCCAGCATCTTTTCCTTTTGGAGTAAGATCAGTTTGTACTAGATTTCTTTCTTTAGAGTATTGGAAGTTTCTGGATTGACCATGAATCTTTCCACCCTTCTTGGTCTCCATATCAAATCCTAACTCACCAGTATCAAACAAATAATTTTTCTTTTTACCCAAAGTCAAATCACATTTTAAAGACTTATCTACTACATTAATTTCTTCAGGTTGTCCAGATTTACCTCTTGCATTTGCAACTTCTACACTTGCAGTTTTTTTCTTAGCAGCAATTGCTTTCAAAGAAACTCCAACCAAAACTTTCTCATCAAGTGCTTCTCTCATATATGCATTGAGTAGAGTAAGTTTTGCGTCACTACTCATTCCGGGAATGTTTGTGAGTTCGCGAATAGTCCCTTCAATAACTCTTCTTTGACTCTTCTTTACAAGAACAATATCCATAGGGTTCCATCTATCCTTTACAGATACCCCACAATCCTTCTTTGCAATACCCTCAATGTAAGGCATAATACCACTATCTCTAGAGTATTCATAACCTTTGCTCGAACCCAAAAACTTTTTTAACGCCTCAGTCTGTTTTCTATATGTAGTTTTCCACTCGGGACCATATCCATCATATATCTTCTTCATTTCTTCGTCTGAAGGTTCCTTGCCTTTCTCAATCACGGACTCAAAAAAGAATCTTGATCCATTTTCTTGCTTGGCAGTTTCTTTAGCGTCTGTTGCCATGTTTTTATTTTTATTTATGGAGAATAGGAGACTCGAACTCCTGACAGCCTGCTTGCTTTTTATGGAGAATACCAGAGTCGAACTGGTGACTGATGCTTGCAAAGCATCCGTTTTACCACTAAACTAATCCCCCGATATAACCATTATATAGAAATTCAAATCAGATGTAAAGGATCACTTCTTATGTCTTCCAGTATCAAGATAAAACTCATACATTTCATCCCAGGTGTAATCAGAAAGATCATAACCTTCTTCTACCAGAGCATCTACCCAGAACTCAAACTCTTCTTTCTTAAGTGCTGCTGCTCTTCTTGCTGCTGCGTTTCCAGTTCCAGTTTTGAGACCAGTAAAGTTGGATCTTACTGGGTTCTTAGCAACTTTTAGATTAGGCGGAGTTCCTTCATACCCATCTACATTAGCACGACCAATGTGTCTGATTTTAGCAACATTAGCACCTTGACCAGGCTTTGCTCTACCAGAAGCAGTAGTGCGCTTAGCAATCATTTCTGCTGCTTTTGCTTTGCCCTTTTCGCTGGTGATTGCTTCATCAAGGATAGAATCAACATCCTCTTCATCGAGAACATTAACCATCATCCATTGTGCATCTTCAAAACTTTTCGCAATACCTTCTACTTGAAGATACTCAAGGACTGTATCAAAGATATCAAGATCTTCTTTCTTGAGGTTTGCTTTACGATATTCAAGATCAGCACGGGTGCCTTTATCCATCTTACCCTGAGACTTGGGCTTGGTCTTACCACCTACGTCAGGTTGCATACCAGGGTTTGCTGCCTTGACTCTGCGACCATGAGTGTATTCGGCACCACTCATCTTGGAGTCACCAGAGACCATCTTACCACCTTGGGAACGGGAGTCAGCATACTGCTTATCAGTCTGACCGTGCTTACCCTTGTAGAGTTCTTCTACGTACTCTACTTCTTCTGGACGAAGTGCTTTACGACGCTTTTTCTCAATCTGTTTACGAGTAAGAACTTCACCCTTACCACGATTAGCATCAGGGTCGTAGTTATTAGGAGGAGTATAGTTACTTCCAAAAGATTTAATGTTAGATCTTACACGAGCAGTATGTTGCTTATTGCTCATACGACGTGAGTCTTCATCAAACTGCTCAACTTCTCGGGGAGCGTAAACAGAAGCATATGCTTCAGACAATTCTTTATACAGTCTACTGTCCATGGTAATACATTTTAGTTCCTAAAATATATTTATAATTTAAAATTATTCAAATATTCTTTTTCATTCTGATACGGAACGATTTTACCATTTTTTATTTTTATGGCATAGACTATTTCGGGAATCAACCATTGGTCCACTCGGTAGCAATACTTCCAATTTACAGGTTGAATACAGTTCATTACCACAACTTGAAAGAATGCTACCAGGTGAATCCAAATTGTTAGCATATCTATTGAGTCTCTTCTTCGGTATCTTTTTTCTTGTTAAAACCAAAAGGTCCTTCGCTTTCTTCCATTTTTAATCTCAATGCAACTGCACCAATAGATTCTAGAATCTTCAGAATATCTTCTGTCTTTGCACCATCTCCAAGTTCTTTGGCAACGTACCAATACTTTGGCCAGAAAGTTTCACCAGCCTTTTGATAATCTTCAACTGACAGTAGTTTCATTTTTAAGTACCTCTTCAATTTGTGTGTCTAGTTCTTGAATTGCTTTACGAATTTCTACTGTTCTTTCTGATGGAAATTCATAACTGTCTTGTGCCGTGCTACGAAAAAGCGTATCACGAATCACTGCTGCTTGTCGCAGTTCTAAATTAATAGTAATCACAGGTCTCCCTCTTTACGGTTTTCGGAACAATGGACATCAAATTGTCCTCCCGGATAACGTGCTATGAGTTTATCCACATTCATCTCAAGAATTTCATCAAAGGTTGTATCAAGTGCCATACATGCTTGAGCAAGATACCAACAGATATCACCCAGTTCACGTTTCATATGGAAGACATTCTCTTCATTATAAGGTTTACCCTGGAAGAGAATCTTCTTCACAACTTCAGTAAACTCTCCAGACTCAGCAGTCAAACCAAGTGCTGCAGTAAGAAGTTGAGTTACATTGCAATCTTCAATTTCGAGAGTATTTGTACGAGAAAGAAATACAGCATAGTTCAGTGATGGTTCACTGGTCACTCCTTTCACAAATTCAACATACTTTGTAGTATCAACTTGTTGTGTCATAATTAAAACTTAATTCCCCCAAACTTACTTTTAAGTGATTGCTGTTCTTCAGCATTATTATATTCTGCATCTCCCATATTGTCAATCATATCTTCCTGAGCAGTTTGCTCACAATCATACAATCTCATTTTTGCACGATCAATGCCAACAACAAACCTCTTATTTACTGTGGGGTCATTGTATCTGTTCTTAAGTTGCTTCACCATAATCTGTCCTAGGGATTCAAGTTCCTCAGTGCTAATAAGGGCAAACATAAGATCAGCAGTAGCAGGGAGACCAAAGGACTCACTAGTGTCAGTAATGTCAACGTCAGAGCTACCATAACCGCTACGAGTGGTCTGGGTGGCAGATACGATAGGGACCTCGGCTTCGACAGCCAATCCTCTAAGTTCTTCTGCAATAGCCTTAATATAGCTGTATGAATTGACAGTGCCCGATGTGCGATAGCGGGAGGAAGCACATATATTAAGGTAATCAATGAAAATAATATCAGGTCTAAATGACTTCTTAATAGCGAGTTCATTTAACAATGCTCTAAAGTGACCAGCGTGTGCAGACGCTGTAGGATACTCTTTAATTATAAGAGACCCTTGTGTTTTTTCTGCAAGTTTAGTGACTTTGTTTTCAAACATTGACTTGGGAATATCAGTCAGTTGTTGAATAGCAACGTTCAATAGATTGGCATCAATGCGTTCTGCAATCTTTTCTTCTGCCATCTCACAGGTAATGTATAGAACATTCTTTCCCGAAGACAAAGCAGAAGCAGCACAGTGACACATAAACAATGACTTACCAACACCAGTTCCAGCAAGAGCAATATTCAAGGTCTTGTTTGGAAGACCACCCTTAGTAATCTTATTGAAGTATTCTAGATCGAAAGGAATCTTCTCTTCTTTCCTATGGTAGAAATCATATCGATCTTCATAGTCTTCCAGATAATCGTGTCCGACTTGACTATTAAAACTTACAGAGAGTGCGTCAGATAGAATCGATGGGATTGCATCCCGTCCCCGCTTTTCATCATTACCATCAGCAATTTGAATTGCATCCATCAGAGCAAGATAAATTGCTCTGTCCCGACACCACTTCTCTGTAGTATCAACTAACCAGTCTTGATTGACATCAGTCTCTTCAAAAGAATCGATGCAAGATACAATCTCTTTGTAAGTATCTCCATTAATATCATTACGATTTTCAATCTCAATCAATAGAGATTCTCTATTCGTAGTCTTACTATACTTTTCAATGAAAGAAAAGATCTCCTGAAAGATAATCTTTTCTTTCGTATCTTGAAAGTAATCTTCTTTGATAAAAGGTATTACCTTTCTAGTATATTTTTCATTGTGTAATAGGTTGTTGAGAACTAATAGTTCAACCCGCTCCATAACTAAATTCCTGCTTTGAGATCTCGTTCAATTTATCCATCACCTCAGCGGTGAAGTACTTTTCTGGGTCTTTGTAGACTGCCTTAGCATAAACTTTCTTACCATCAATCTCATAGCGACCTGCTAAATTTTTCCAAAGTCCGCCAATCTCACCGAGTTCAAGAAGACCATAATATCGATCAAGACCACGATCATCGTAATACAAACGAATTTCCGCATCTTTATTTTCTTTACTCAAACGAGACTTAGCAGTCTTTGCCTTGATAATGTTTCCAACAACTTCTGTTCCATCCTTTTCTTTCTTCTTACTAAGATGAATGATGGTGCTGGCAGCATACTTAAGACCAGAACCGCCCGAAATTTCTTGAGTGGGTACATAAGAATTATGAGAAAGTGTTCCATCATCTAAAATATAATGGTGTGCATCTTCCACTTCAATATCATAGACTTTAGTATTCTTTTTTTCAATTTTTTCAATTTTTTTAATTTTGATGCCAATAGTCATTTGAAATTTGCTCCGTTATAAATATTTATAATCATACCTATTATGTAATAGAATGAAGCACATACATCATATTATACCACGACATATGGGTGGGTCTGATGATCCAAGCAATTTAATAGAATTAACAATAGAAGAACACGCAAAAGCACATTTTGATCTCTGGAAGAAGTTTGGTCGCATAGAAGATAAAATTGCTTGGGAGTGTTTATCTGGAAGAAATCTTTCAGAAGAAGAAAGAATTATACTATCAAAATCTGGATTTGAAAAGTTTTTACTAGATGAAAGTAAAGTCACAAAATGGAAAAATAAAATATCAAATACATTGACTGGAAAAATTCAATCTAAAGAAACTAAAATAAAAAGATCAAACTCACTAAAATTAGCATATAAAGAAGGTAGAAAAAAAGTTATTGTTAATTCAGATGATGCTAGAAGAAGATATTATGAAAATAATATGTCTCAATTAATGGCAGAAGGTAGAAAAAAATCTCAAGAGTGGAAGAACTCTGTAACTTCAGAAGAATATAAAATTAAAAAAACTTTAGCAGATCCAAGATCTAAAAAAGTATCAATAAATGGAACAGTTTATAATTCAATTAGAGAAGCATCCAAAAAATCAAAGATAAACTATTCCAAACTAAGGAATATGTTAATTTCCAATATTGATGATAACATCTTCTTCTGTTAATTCAGAAACTTTTTTCCACTCACCTTCTTGAGTCATTAATTTATGTTCTCCAGTTAATTTGTAAATCGACCCATTTTCAAGTTCAACTTCATAATATTCATCAAACGAATATCTATAAGTATTGATGACTTTTTTGGGTCCGACTATAGTATTCACATAATCTCCAACTTCAATTTCAGAAATATCAACATTCCCATTTGATGTTCGAATCATAGTTCCTTTGAGAGCACAACCAACAACTTGATATACATGATTAGTAACAATCATAGGAATGTTTGCCTGTCCCAACTTAAGAGTAAGCATACGGAAGGCACCTTTGATGAGTTGCGATTTCGTCATGTCACGAACTTGCTTATCATTCAGTGCATCAGTAATCTCCTTTTCAGTTGAGAGCATACCCAAAGAGTCTAACACAAACATACATGGTTTGCGTTCATCTTCAGGTTTCTTTAAGTAAATATCTACTGCCTTGAGTGCTTTACTACGAAACTCCTCAACGGTTACAACATTCACCACAACCAAACGTGATAGATCAACACCACGACCCTCTAGGAGTGACTTATTGATAGCTGCCTCAGTATCAAAATACAAGCAATATCCATCAGGATTAGTGTCCAGAAAATTCTTAACCACTGCGAGGCTAAAAAAAGTTTTTCCAGTACTAGACTCGCCAGCAATGGCAGTAATCTTATTCCCAGAAACACCGCCAAATATACTGCCTGAAACAAGTGCGTTAAAAATGTACGAACCTGTATCAACATACGTTTCAGTTTCATCAATGTCTGCAGCAAGTTGTGTATACTCTCCACCAATCTCTTTTACAATATCATTCAAAAAATCCATAAATCAATCCCATCGTAATGTATTCAAATATTCTAACACGTTTTTACGAACATCCATAAGTTCATTGTAGCAGTTTTGATTGTGGGCACACTGCCGCAAAGAACTATCTGGTTTTAATACACTTTCAATAAAAAGATCCAAACCACGATTCCATTTGTCTGGTTGAGTTTCTTTATTTTCTATTGCATTCTGATCCTTCATGAGAAAAAGTCCTCCAAACTAACTCTTTTTTCTGCCTTCCACCCGATAGATTCTAGAATAACTTTGAGTGGATCAAGAAATCCTTTATCAAACTGAAGTTCATAATCAATGTATTGTTTCAATCCCAACTCTCTAGGAAACTCTTGAATAAATGATAACACATTTTCATGTATTGGATTGGGTTTCTTTAGGTAGCAAAACTTAATCTTTTCTCCATTCTGAATAAGAGAATACTTATTATCAAGTTTCTTTTCTTTTACATAGTGATTAAAGAGAATTGCCCCTCTGGCATGAATTGGCGTTCCACTTGTATATAGAGTACTGGAAGACTTATACTTGTTAACATTACTTACCGTTCTGGGAAAAGAAATATCCTCAGGATCCATTTTACAAAACTCAGACCTACAAGATTCAATGTAATCAATCACGTCATCCTCAGTTTTATTCATGATAAGATTGAGAGCATCCTTAATCATCTTTCTACAAGGTGCAGGGGTGGATGATTTGACTGCTTCAATACCCATAATCTTCAGTTTAGGTTCTTCATAACGAACACCTTCACTATCCCAGACATTGAGAATGTATCTTTTCTTTGCTGTCCAGATTCCACGGTCTGCAATGTTCTCCCGCTTCATCTGCATCTTCTGATCATAAGCAGAGACGTAATCAGCAAGTTCCTGATAGCATTTTTCAATATATGGTTCGAATTTATCCTGACAAATTTTATCAAGTATCGTCACAATTTCTGTCTTATTGTCGGACTTCTTACCGAAAAATTTAGTGACGAGTGGTCCCATGTTGAGATAAATTGAGTCGGTGTCGGAAGCAATTACATAATCCGTATCATCAGTCTTCAATAGATCATTCAAGTATGCATTCATTTTGCCCTCAATCCAGCGGATTGATACCTGACCAGATAGAGTAATTGCTTCTGCATTTGCTAGTTTAAAATATCGGAAATACTGATTACCGATAGCACCATAAGCAGAGTTAAGAGAAATCTTCTTCGCCATTTGAATGTTGTTACATCGGGCGATCTCCTTTTCAAGTGCAACAGTAGGAGTCTTCTCGTACTCCTGCTTTGCTTTAAGCATCCTCTTCTTAAAGATAACCCTCTCATTGTACATCTTCTCCATCAACTCTGGTAGGAAACCACGAACATCTTTGCGATACATTGCACCATTAGCACAGACTGCATAGTCAGAATACAAAGAGAAGTCAAGTTTTTCTTGTAGGATTGCATCTACAGTTGCGTTTGGATGCCTTTCTTCAATAAGAGTCTCTGGGGAAATATTGTACTGCATGATCAAGTGAGGATACAGGGAGTTCAAGTCAAAACTCACAACGTAATCGTAGACTCCTGGAATAGGTTCTTTCACATATGCACCAGCATACTTTGCATCCTTGACTGCCTTATTGCGGTCTTTGGGTGGGATTACAATGTTTCTCCTCTTGAGATAATTGTAAATTATATTGTCCCACATACGAACTTGATAAAAGACATCGCTGTAGTTTACCTTTGCGTCATACGCCATGGTAAGAGCAAGTTCAATGAGTTTCATCTTGTCTTCCAATCGGTCAACAAGTTCTACGTCAACGATGTTATAGTCAACAAACTTCTTCCAACCCTTCGTATAAAAGTCCTTGAAGGTATCAAACTCGGAGTGGTCGAGTTTCTTTTGACCAAGTTCAACACTTGCAATGTAGTCAAGACGATAAGATTCCTGTGCCTTATAAGTGAACTTCTTATAAAGATCAAGATAATCTAACTGTGTAATACCACCAATATCAAATGAAGTATTCTTTCTACCAGAGGTCCACACTTCACCTTCCGTAATCAAACCCCAAGGGGACATTTTCTGCAGATTTCTTTCTCCAAGAATGCGATTGATTCTCCCACAGATATAAGGAATATCATACAACTGAATGTTCCATCCCGTAACAACTTCTGGAGTATTTACTGACCACCAATCCAAGAAATTAAGGAGCAAAGATCTCTCGGAATCACAAAGAATATACTTTGCATTACTCTTCACAGACTGATATGGATTTCTACCCCACGTAATAATTTCCTTGGTGGAGTAATCTTGAATAGTGATTAGCAACATCTCTTCAGCACAAGATTCTGGATCGGGGAATCCCATCTCAGACTGAACCTCAATGTCCAATGTTACAAGTTTAATCTTCTTAATATCAAACTTGATTTCATCTTCAGAATAAGTATCAGATATATACTGACTCACATAACGATCGTTTCCATAGATCTCAAATCCCTCTACATTATCATACTTTTTGTAAAACTCTCTACAATCTCTTACAAATCCCGGTTGAATTGCCTCAACATGTTCTCCGGCAAGATTTTTATACTTTGTTTTTTTCTTAGACTTTACAAAAAGTGTCGGTTTAAATTCTTCAGTGGTCATGAAACTCCTACCATTCTCATAACCACGAACTAAGAATTTATTACCAGACATCTGGACATTGGTGTAGAATCTCACTCGTCGATTACCTTCTGATAGCGTTCAAGTAGTTTAGTATTAGGATCAGTAATTGTCAAAATTTTGTCAGAGTGAATCATAAACTCCCTCTGAGAAGAACAATCAACTAACCAAGGAGAGAGTGTCATACTCGACTGATTAAGAATGAAAGGTTGCTTCAATTTACAATCAGGTTCTCCAAGTTCGGAAGAGACTTCCTCAATCTGACTGATCAGAATCTGATTGTTCATCAGTAGAATTAATTTTACCATCTTTCAATACCTCATTTAAAAACATTTTACGGAGTTCATCAACAGGTCCTGTCATTGTGACAACCCAATCAATTCCAACAGGAATCTTTGGATCCTTTGACAAGGGAATCCAAGGAAACATTTTAATCTTAAATCCCTTTGCAGTCTTATCTCTTGTAGTCATATCCCTGTCCATGAGTTTCACGATACAAGGTTTTGTAAGAAAGTATCCAACTGTTCGGTCATCAATAACCATTTCTTCAACATCAGCAATAATGTCTTCGCCAGATTTCATTAGAACTAATTTTACTGTCATACCTATCACACTTATCAAGTATATTATAGCAATAAAAAAGAGGGGTGTCAAACTGGTTTTGGCCAGTTACCCCTCCGTCTACGACGACGATATTCAATATTATTTATAGATAATCTTTACGCTTGTGTGCCTCTGGAACTATTTTACCAAGTTCAACACTCAGAAGCCCATCTTCAAAAGTAACTGATCCAACTTCCGTGTCCTCACTGAGAGTCCAGGCTCGTGTAAAACTCCGTTGAGCCAAACCCTTGTGGACATAGTTGGTTTCCGTTTCCTTATCTTCTTTCTGACCTTCGATAAAGAGTTTACCATCTTGTGTGTATACATAGACTTCCTTTTTCTTAAATCCTGCTAATGCAATCTCTAATCGAGATGTAACATTATCTACTGAAACTAAATTGTATGGAGGATAATTTGATGTAGTTTCGTGCAACGTAAAGATTCTATCAAAGTAATCATCCATGCCAATGCTATTCCTATGTATACGATCCATCAACTGGTTGACATTTGCAGCATTAAACTTCATGAGTTCAGACATTTGTACTTCTCCTTAATAAGCGAGATTTGATTGTGTGGACCCCTAAGGCATCCATTACTAATTATATCACAAGACATAAAAAAAGGGATGTTGTAATCCCTACATTTTTATTCGGTTTACTCTTCCTTCTTTCCCTTTTTTCCAATGTTGTACTTCTGTTCAAGTATCCATTCACCTTTTTCTTTATATGCAAGAACTTTAATTTGATTTAAAGGTGCAATATTAGAAATTGATTCGGGAATTACTACTTCTAAAAGACCCCAATCGACAAGCAATTTAGCAATTCGATTACGTCTTTGGACATCATTCAGAGTTAAGTTTGCATATTTACCATCAAGGGCAAATAGTTCCTTAAAGTGAACGATGTAATACTTTCCCTGTTTGTGTAGAATGTGACAAGACTGGTATAGTTTCTTTTCCTTTCTAGAAGCAACTCCAATTCTAGTAAGAGTTTCTCTAATTTTCAGAAAATCATCAGGCTCATTAAGACTAATTTCAACCATTTGATCTTGTGACCATGTTACTTCTGGTTCAGTAGTGGTCATTTTGTTCCTCCAACTTCAAGCTTAGATTTAATAAAATTGATCTGTTCATTATTTAGGATTTTGAGAGCCTGGAACGCCTTTTCATTACTATAACCATAGTAACTTTTTACACATTCTAAGTCACTGATTTTATCCTTACGGAGCCAAGGAGAAAATCTCTTCTGCTTCCTGATGCTATTTAGATAAAATTGATACTGCATATCTTTGTCAAGATGATGCTTCATGTTCATCTCGTTTGCATACATTACGCAGTCAATAGAACCAGAAAGGCACTTATTTACAATGAATGGAGGATACTGTTTTATACAATCTGGGTCTTCTTCCATCAGATTTTTCTTGAGATAGTTGATGGAGTTCAACCAGTCTTTCAATTCATACTTCATAATTTAATAGAACCAATTCTTTTCTATCGTGCTGATCTTTATTATAAGACCCAACCGATCTCATTGTATATGTATGAGAAAATTCAGCAGCAGTCCAGTCAACAAATCTGTCACGAACAAGTTGATCAGAGTTATAACTGATTAACATTGGTTGCTCTTTGTTTACATTACAATCACTTGCAAACTTATCATGGTCAAATCCTTTATGCATAGATCCTTTCTTTCCATATAAGTTATCTTTGATATCATAAGGAGGATCAAGATATACAAAGATATTACTATCACCATCTAGCATCTCTTCATAAGAAAGATTAGTAATCTTCCAGTTCTTAATAAGTTTAGAATACTCTGGCAGTTTTTCTATTCCTCGCATTGAGAAATTTGACTCGGAAGCAGCGGAAGAAAAGGATGAGGACTCAGTGAGACCAGAAAAAGAGCACTTGTTAACAACATAAAAACTGACGGCACTAAGAACGGGTTCGTTGTCCTTTTCATTCAGATACTCCTTTGCTTGCTCAAATAGTTTTCTAGCACTCACCGGATCAGGATAACGCTGCTTCAATTGAGATAACTCATTACGCATTTCAATACCATTATCC